AAACAAGAAGGGTTAAATATTTTTTATTAAAATTAAGGAGTTGACAACATGGAAAATAGAAACATTACTTCCGCTGATGCGACAATTGTATTGCAGTGCGAAGATTTATTTCCGCAGGGTATTATTTTAGAACAATTTTCTACAGATGCTATGATCTCACAGGCAGATGAAACCTTTGCAGAAACACGAAAAGGCGTCGACGGTCAAATGGTTGCCGGTTATGTAGACGGAGTAAAAACTTTGACTATTACACTTGAACCGTCCAGCCCTAGCGTCGAATATCTTGATACTTTAGCAAGGGCGACACGTTCAGGGAAAAAAATTTACTGGCTTACATTGCTGATGTCTATTCCAGCACTTGGCAAGACGCTTACTTACAGCAACGGTGTATTAAAGACAGGCAAGCTTTTGGCAGATGCACAGCAGGTTTTTGCGCCGATCCCTTATACATTCGATTTTGAAAGTGTTAAATAAGGAGTAAATTATGAGAAAAGAAGTTTTATTTAATATTACTGACGATGGCCGCCAGTTGACTTTTAAGGTCAAACAAATGCCGGCAACTAAAGGTGAACGGTGGGTCAACAGAGTTATTGCATTGTTGGCTAATTCTGCTACCGGACAGGTTAGCGATTTTGAATTTAGCAAATTAAAAGCTAAATTCAGCGGACCTGATAAGTTGCAAGAAATTTTTAAGGTTATTGGACAACTGGATTACGACAAAGTAGAGCCGCTTTATGATGAACTTTTAAACTGTTGTGAGCACGTACCAGATCCAACTAACACAAGTTTTTCTGTACCATGCACTGCGGCGAATGTCGATACGGTCATCGGTGAATTTAAAAATCTGTATCGCCTGAGATGGGAAGCATTAAAGGTGAATTTTGATTTTTTTCAGACCGGGCAGATTGCCCAAGGTCAACAGGGTCAGCCGTCAATTACCTTTGCGAAAACTACCGCAACGTCGGGACGCTGACTGGTATCGTAGTATCTCAAAAGCTGGCGACGCTTTGCGAACTGCAGAGCGTTTACAGCTATGAGGATCTGCTTGATTTTTATGAAATCATTGTAGTAAATAATATCAACGAATATCGAGCGATGGAGGAGGCGAAACGTAATAATGGCAGGTAGAAATATTGTTGATGAATTTTTTATTGCTATTGGTATGGATACCAGCGATGTAGATAAAAATATCAATAAGTTGGTCGATAATGTCAGTAGTAAATTAAGCAGTATTGCCATGGGTGTGGTTGCTCCTGCTTTAGCCGCTATCACCTCCGGGCAGATTATTCAACAATTTACACAGGAAATTATTCAGGTGGACAGATTGAGCGAATCTCTTGGTATTAACATCGAACGATTGCAGCAGTGGCAAGGAGCTGCTGAGATGGCAGGTGTAGCGGGTGAGGAAGTGGGAGAACTGTTCGCTGATATTAATGATTGGATGACAGACCTTGCTTATAATGACAGTGGTCCTCTAAAAGATGCAGTAGAAAAGGGATTATTAACACCAGTAAAAAATGTTAATGGTGAATTAAAAAACTCTGAACAATACTTAATGGAGATGGCAGATTCTTTCCGTAATATGAGCAAACAGGAAGCTACAGGCATAGGACGGCAGATAGGTATAGGTCGTGCTGATGTCGTTGCCTGGTTACAGCAAGGCAGTGCAGGTATCAATGCGCAACTTGAGCATGTTAAAAGGCTTGGTTTGTATACAAAAGAAGATGCTAAAGCGGCCAAAGAATTTACTAATGCCAGTAATGATTTAGCTAGAGCTATGAAGATGATGCTGCTGCCAGTTTACAGGGTACTTGTTCCGGTAGCTATGAAAATTGTCGAAGGTATGTCTTATTTAGCGCAGCATGCCGAAGCGTTCATCCCTGTTTTGATTGGAATTGGAGTTGCTGTAGCAGCACATTTATTGCCTGCTTTAAAAGACCTGTTTATAACAGCGCAGGCTTTTCTTTTATCGCCGTGGGGCGCACTTTTGGCAGCACTTTTGGCCATAGGGTTAGTGTTTGAAGACTTTATGGTATGGCTAGAAGGCGGTGAAAGTGCCTTCGGTGAATTTTATGAAGCAATCTTTGGCAGTACAGAAAATGCAAAAGTGGTGATAGATAGTTTTGTTGATGATGCGCTGGAAGCCTTTGACGAATTTAAGACCGGTATGCTAGAAGTATGGAACGGGATAAAACCACACATTATTGATTTTGGGGAACTTTTACTCAGTATTGGCACTACAGTCTGGAACTGGGCTAAAACAGTCTATGATGCAGTTTGGTTTGTTATCGATGTTATAAGAATGTTTGTTTCCGGTAGCAAAGAAGCTGCTGATAGAGTTTCTAAATCATGGGATAAACTAAAAAACAGTTTTAGTAAAACTTTTGATAGCATGAAAGATACATTGTTTAAATGGTGGGACTTTGTGGCGCCGATCTTTAATAAACTGTTCAATTTTTTTGGCGATGGCAATAAAAACGTACATTTATCTATTGATGATCGCAGAGGTAGCAGAGGAGTAGATAATAGTAATCGTCAGACTGATATCAAATTAACTAATAATTTTTATGGTGTTAAAGATGCAGAAGATGCACGTGATAAATTCGCTCAAGAGGCTCTTAGGAGTCCACTTATTGATGGTCCTGCTAATGGACCATATCAATGATAGAGGTATAAGATATGACAACATTACCAATTTCAGATAAACAAAAACAATCAAGTAAATGGCGATTTGTAAATGAGCAAGGGGCCAATGTGCTTCCTGATGCAGCTGTATTTCAAGTTAGCGTTACATCTGGTGGAAAGGTTGTATCTGAACCAATTGAAAAAGGTTCGTTTATGACTTATAACAAAGTTAACAGTCCCCTTGAAATTAACGCAGATATATCTTTTTCTGGGACTAACGCTTATTTGCAGTCGGTGATTTCGATGATTGAAGCATTGAAGACGGCTGTTTCTTATTTTTCTATTGTTACACCAGTTTATGAATATGAGCATATGACGCTGCAAAATTACGATTATAGTCTTAATGCTACTGATGGATTAGGAGTGCTACATATCAATGCACAATTTATTGAAATACGTGAGGTTGATGTAGCTTACAGCAGTATTGATATTAATACAATAACGGCGGCTGATGCTAAAAATCCGTCTGATGCTAGCAAAGTAAATACCGGTACGACAACAACAAGAAACCCGACTGCGGAAGAGCAAAAAGAAGGGGAACGAATTGAATCAATATTACATAAACAAATAGGAAAAGTAGAAAATAAGTAAGGTGATAATATGCAAGTCATACTATTACAGCAAATACCAAATCAAGAATTTAATATTGTGTTGAATGGACAAAACTGTACTATCCACTTATACCAAAAGGGCGACTATATGTATTTGGACTTGACCTGTGACGGTACGATTGTAAGACAGGGTGGTATTTGTCTTATTAACATGGATTTATTGCAGTACCCAACTCCGTATTTTAGCGGTACGCTGTTTTTTGCTGATATGATGCAGAAAGATACTGCCCCGCACTATAGCGGGCTTGGAACGCGTTATGTGCTTTACTATGAGGAAGAATTATGACAAGCTTCAGTGAAAAAACAATCAGAACAACTGTATATATGTGGCAAGGTAGTTTTACAGGCGGTAGTAATACTGTAAGCTTTGAAGGTTTACCTATTGAGGTAAATGTATCTAAACCGGGTGGCGAGGATATGGGTAAGGCTACTGTCACAGTAAATAACATGAAGTTAGATACTATGCAGCAGTTAACTATGCTGGCGTTCAGGAAACTGCAGACTTTTAATAACGTGATCAAAATTGAAGCAGGCGAGCTAGGATGGAAGCTTAATACAGTATTTGAAGGTGAAATATCCTCTGCAGTACCCGTGATGGGAAACGATGGCAGTGTCAATTTTAAAATAGAAGCTAGAACAGGCTATTATCCTAACCAGCTGCCAACTCCTCCTACGTCGGTAAAAGGCGAAACAACAATCGAAAAACTGATGAAAATTTTTGCTGGCGAAGCTGGGTATGCCTTTGAAAACAAAGGTATTACTGCCAGCGTAAAAAACAGCACATTTATTGGCTCGCCAATCCAAAAAGCGCATGAACTTGCACGGCAGACTGGTATTGATCTACTGATAGATGACCGTAAGTTTATCATTCAGCCTTATGAAATCAAAAATTCTGGAAATGTAGTTTTGGTTAAAGGCGATTCCGGTCAATATGGTTATCCGTCATTTACAAATGACGGAGTACAGTGCAAGGTTTATTTTAATCCAAATCTTTCACTGGGTGGTTTTTTCGAGTTACAAACGATTTTACCGGCTGCTTCCGGGATATGGAAGATAAGTAAGCTAGAGCATAAATTAAGCGCTAATAAGCCAACTGGCGGTGACTGGATGACTAGTCTTAACGGTGTGTGGGTGCAGGGGGTGTAAGAGTGCCAAATAATGAAGCAGTACAAGGGCAAAAAAAAATCTATAGCGGAAACAGTGATGTAAACGCTATAGATTTTTTTGTACGTATGCTGCAGAACAAAATTGCTACGGCACTGCCAGTTAAAGTTGTTACTGTTGATACGCAGGGAGCACAAGGATCTACAGGTTATGTTGATGTTTTACCACTTGTTACCTACGTAGATGGTAAAGGTCAGGCGGTGCAGCCTGTTACACTGTATCATTTGCCGTACAGTAGGGTCCAGGGTGGTAAAGCAGCATTGATTATTGACCCTGTCCCTGGCGATATCGGAGTTGCTGTTTTTGCCCAGTCAGATAGCAGTAATGTTACAGCAGGGACAACAGAACCACAACAACCAGGTAGCTTACGTAAACATAGCCAGTCTGATGGTTTTTATATTGGCGGCTTTTTAAATCAGGCACCTAGTTGTTACTTAGAACTGACGCAAGATAATAAGTGTAATCTAATTGCTACATCAGGTGTAAATATTAAAGGCGATGTGACTGTTGAGGGTGATGTTATAGCCAATGGCATAAGCCTTACGAAACACGTGCATGGTGGCGTTGAAAGTGGCGGCAGTAATACGAGTGTACCGAAATGAGAGGTAGATATGTTTAATCGCAGACTATTAGTTAACACAAAGGGGGGGAGCGTTCCTGTCCCGCCACTACCGGATAAAGAAACGTATCTTGTAGACGGTTTCGGCACTGGACAAGTAACGTTCACGATTCCGGAAGGATGTGACGTTGTAAAACTTTATTACGATGTCTATCACGAACACGAAGGATTTGTGCAGCTTGACGCACAATCAAATACAGGTGTCTGGTGGTGCGAAGCATACGGATATGAGGGTATTACTGGCGATATTTATATCGGCGTAACAGGCGGAGCAACATACACTTTGTCTGTTATGACAAACAGCGAAACAGGCACAGAAATCGGTAGTATTAGCGTTTCTTACTCTAAATCCATAAATTCTATGACCCCAAGCAAAACAGATTACATAAAATAAGGCGGTGCATAATGTGTTTACTAGACGTCTATTAGTAGATTCGGGGGGCACGGAGACCGTACCGACAGGGAGCATAACCATTCCGACAGGTGAAGGCAGTGTAACTATTCCGTCGGGAATAAACGTTGTATTAGTGCAAATATACTGGCTCAGTAATGGAAATTTTATTGATTTTTCGTATGTAGGTGTAACAGCTGGAAAAACGTATAATCTGAAAGGCTGGTACACTGAATATAATAACGGTGAAGGTGAAATGTATGAAGTGTACAACACATCAAACTATAAGAATTGGTTTTTCGCAGAATACGGAACTATAGACGTAGACACTGGTGGCGCCGCTTTGCGTATAGTTATAAGCTGGTCCCCAACAATCAACGAGCAGTCACCACACTATACTGACTATTAACGAGGATGATAAATATGTTTAACAGACGTCTTTTGGTCAACGGAGCCGGGGGGGTAACGTTGTAAATCACGATTTTGGACTGCTGGTAGGCACGTTCGATGATATAATGATAGGTATTTATCATCGAGGGTATTTTAACAGCGGAATAGCAGAAGGCAGTATCACACCAGCCGAATATATGGGGTATCAGATTGCTAGCTGCTATTTGCAACTGCAATTTGACCCGATAACTACCGGCTTGTTAATTAATACTTTTAGTTTTGAACTTTTTGGCAACACCGCTGCCGAGATACCGACAGTAACAGTCACGCTGGGCGGTGCGGCGTACAAACTTACAAAAATCACTTATACAGGCGTCAGGACACAGTACTATATTGAACTTGGGCAAGACCAAACACTATTTAACTATTTAGATACTAACAGAAATACAACTGTACCAATATACGTAGAATGAGGTGTATAAACGTGTTAAACAGACGATTGCTAGTTTACACATCCGGGGGGGGAAGTGCCTGTGCCCGTAGACGTTCCGCAGGCGTCGTTTGTGCCTATCCGTAATCAATGGGTAAACAATGAGACTGAATATAATCCTACTTTTGAGATACCCGAAAACGTTACTAGACTTGGGCTGTACTGGCACCCCGTACAAACAGCATGGGAAGATGACTGCAAGCTGTATCGCCAAGTAGTAGCGGTATCTGCTGGCCAGCGGTACAGGGTAGACTACTTCAACTGGTCAACTAACGCTACCAGTGCGACAGGGACGCTGCGCCTGACCAATGTCGACAACGGCAGGACGCTTGACACTGCGGGCGCGGTTATATCGTTCAATCGTTATATCTGGGAGCAGACAATGCGGGCGGGCGTGTTCTTCTTTCCGTGCAAGGTGCTGTACTGCGGTTATAATTCCGAGATTGAAAAACTGTCGATAACGGCTAATATTGCATGATAGAAGGGAAAATGTTCAACAGACTTTTATTCGTAGATTAAGGGTATAAAATGGAATGTGGTTAAAATTTTGAAAGGAAGAGGAGAATAAAATGAATTGGATATTATACATCATAGCCGATATTGCTTTCAGCATAATTTGTTATCTGACGAACTGGCTGGTGATTTTCTTTGCTGATGAATACGGTAATCTGCCAAAATGTTTGCGTTGGTGGCAGACATATGATAACTGCCTTGACGTAGACTTTATTGCAAAAGAAGTTGTGCCTAAAATATTTAGATACGACTTTGACAAGCACTATATTTATTATCCCGAAGTAAAAGACGGAGCATTGATGATTCCTGGATATGTTAAAATAATTGATCCTGAATTTACGCTTAGAGAACGTGTACAGCGTTATTTCTGCCGTTTATGGTGGTTATATCGTAATACTGGTTATGGCTTCGCATACGAGGTTTGCGGACGTGATTATGATAAGTATGACGTCAAGACTTACCGAAATTATGAAAATTCAAAACAGGACGCATGTTATATTGGCATCGTAAAGGATAATAGAAATGTTTTCACTAAAACATGGAGCTTTTATTATTGTAAAAAATACTGTAAATGGTTTTACATAAGAATCTATTTAGGCTGGAAAATAAAGGGACTAAGCGGTAGGGCTATGATAGCTTTTCATATCAATCCTTTCCGGCTGGCTGATTGAAAGGAGTAAAATATGGAGCAATTAGTAACTGAAGGCGGAAAGTATGATAATGATGTAAATCCTTACATTCCCGAAACAAAATACGGACATACTCTATATCTTGATACCAAATGGGATATAAGTGTTGATGCTGCTGGTAATATTGCTACTACAAAAGGGGCTTATGCAGTCGCACAGAACGCGGCGAATAGAATCAGGCTGTTTACTGACGATGCTTATTTTAATGCGACGCAAGGCATTCCACACTTTGATATCGAACTGGGGAAACGTCCTGATGTGTCGGAATCTATGCTTGTTAATCGAATAAAAAAAGCCGTTATGTCAATATCGGGGACGACTGGCTGCGAGCCAGTACTCGAATATGACGATGACGGCAGGCTGGTTGGTGGTAATGTAGTTATTACATTGGAGGGCGGAACAACAGTAAATGTGCAGCTGTAAAAATATTTTTGGACACTATAGTGACGATATAGTGTCTTTTTTATATTCATTTTGGAAAGGAGCAGGGATATGGCAATAATATTTAATCCTGATACCGGCTTTATTGCTGATGAAACTGGTGTGATACGTAATCAAATTGCAACTGACTGGAAAACTGCATTTAAAACTGATGAAAGTGCTCCGGAACTTAATACTGGTCCAGAAACGCCAGCTGGACAACTGATTGATGGTATGGCTGCATTAGTAGCCGAAAAAGACGGCGAAGTTTTACGCCTGGCCAATGGATTTAATCCTAAAACGGCCACCGGTATTTATCAGGATGCTTTAGCAGCAGTTTATTTTTTAGATCGGCAAGTTGCACAACCGACACTAGTAACATGCCAGTGCACTGGTTTACAGGGCACTATAATCCCTTACGGCGCCGTAGTGCAGGATGTTAATGGTTACACTTTTTATAATATTAACGCTACGACGATAGGTTCAAACGGTATGGCAGAGTGTATCTTTAGATGTAGCCAGTATGGACCAGTACAAGTTGGAGCAAATATTGTTAATAAGATTATTACTGTAATACCTGGTTGGGATAGTGTTAATAACGCTGCTGCTGGTGCTCCTGGGCGTGATTTTGAAACACAGGCTGAATTTGAACAGCGTCGCAGTGACAGTGTCGCTAAAAATGCACATGGACTGGCAGAAGCTGTTGAAGGGACGGTCGGTAATATAGACGGCGTTATCGCCTGTAGAATCGAGCAGAACCGCGGTGATGTGACAATAACAAAATATGGCGTAAAAATCCCGCCGCACAGCGTTTATTTGAGCGTTTACGGCGGCGAACAGGAAAAAATAGCTATGGCAATGCACGAGAAAATTGACGGAGGCTGTGGAACTACAGGAAACACGAAGGTAACAATTGCAGATCCTACTAATGGCAGTGAACAGGTTTATTATTATCAAAGCCCTACTGTTGTAGGAGCAGCGGTCAAGGTGATTTTGAAACAGACAGCGACAACACCTACTACCATTACTACAGATATTAAAACTGCTGTTTTAGCTAACTTTAACGGACAAACCGTGGATGAGCCGCGTGTAAAAATGGGTGATACTCTGTATGCCAGCCGTTTTTATAACTCGGTTACGAGTGCCGGCGTGAAAAATCTTTCGTCTATAGAGGTTGCTTTTCCGTCAAACGGGACTTTCAGCGATGAGGTTGATGTTCCGCTGGATAATATGCCAACGTTGTCAGAGGACGACATAACGGTAATTTTGGAGGCTTAATATGGACTTTCATGGACAAGAGGACGTAAGGGCAAGCGATGATATCAGGTTGGAGCCGCAGCCGTATATCCAGTCTCAGTATGCGGCAAGTCCTGTGATTAATCAAATACTGGATGATTTCAGATCCAAAATTCGCCCGGACTCTGATATTCAGACTTTTTATAAAAACATGATGGATATTAAAACTGCTACCGGGGTAGGACTGGACACCTGGGGCAATATCGTGGGTATTGCACGCACTATTATTTTAGATGATGATACTAAAATAACGCTTGATGATGATTTTTACAGGACATTGCTTATGTATAAAGCTTTGGCTAATATTACTGACGCATCGCTTTATACACTAAACTACATGATCAATAAGCTGTTTCCACAGTATAACGCTATGGTTTTCAGCGTCATCATCGAAGCACAGGATGAAAACGGTACTTACTACAATACCTATCCAATGCACGTTCGCTGGCTTTTTCAACGTTATCTTACAGATGAAGAACTGGCGTTGTTTAAGGTTGGCGGCACTCTATGTGTCGGAGCCGGAGTAGGCTGGGACTTATACCAGATCGATAAAGAAAATGTTTTTGGTTTTGCTGGCAGCGGGTTGCAGCCTTTTAACTGCGGCGTATTTGACCCTGTTGGAACCATAACGGAATAGAAAGGCGGTAAATTATGGCAACATTACCAGTAGTACAGGAACCAGTCAATCTTTTTAGTCGGCCTTTTGCAGATCAAGGCTTAAAAACTATCCCACCAGATGATAATGCCGGTACGGATGGACGCGCGAGTTTAACACAGGGCTTCCCACCGATAACACAGGTTAAACCGGAAGCAGGCGGTTTGCCGCCCCAGAGAGCGGATTTTAATGGTATGTATTATATGCTGTCAGCTTTTGCCTATTGGTTGCAATCAGGCGGTCAGTGGCAGTATAAAGCTACACTTCGTTATGCGCCTAACTGTATGGTTATTTATAATGGTATCAGCTATATGTGTATAAAAGAAAACGGCGTCGATACTGCAGCTGGCGTTGTAACACCCGGAACAGAGGGAAGCTCTGTTTATTGGCAAGAATATTTGGTGTGGCTTGGATCACTTACTGCTGATCAGATAAAGGATTTGGTTAATAGTGCAGTAGATGATGCTAAAAAGACACTGGTCAGTAGTCAAACATGTTGTGGGATGACTAATCTCACTTTTAATGCAACGGTAGCAGCAAATACAATATCAGCAAATTGTACAAGTAATTTTAATCAAAATAGCGATTATGGCGAAAGCGGAAGCAATACTGTAACAATAAAAGTAAACGGTAATACTGTTGGCACTTTGAGTATGTCATGGAGTACCACTAAAGCAGGCTCAAAGGGGCACTATTGGGGGAATACTCATTCCTGGAGCGCAGCGAATACATTTACTTATGCTGTTAAACAGGGGGATACCATTACGGCAACAAGTAGTGGCGGGAATAAATTTAATAGCTGCGCGATACAAATTACATTAGGTTAGAGGAGGCGGTAAAAATGAATTATACCAAAATATCACGTGCTGCATCTCTAAGGTCAGCGCGTATTGCTGCTGACATCCAGACTTTAATAAATAATCGGTCATACTATAAATTTCAGTATACACCGTTAACTGGACCACTACCAGGACTTAGCTTTGAGCAGCAGACAGAGGATGCTATAAACGATATAGGAAATATGTCTTATGGATCATATGAAATAGCAACTCAGGCTTTAACAACTGCAAACCAGGCGTATAATGCAGCACAATCTGCAATAGAAATAGCTAACCACGCTGAAACTACTGCTCAAAACGCACAGACTACGGCAAATAACGCCGCTACTGCTGCCGCCGGCGCTCAAGAAACTGCAGATAATGCGGCAACAGCTGCAGCTAACGCTCAAACAACAGCTGATAATGCTGCTACGGCTGCAGCTGATGCCCAAACAACAGCTGATAATGCTCAAGCCTCCGCTAATACTGCTATAGAGAAAGCAACGGATGCACAGACAACAGCCGATAACGCACAAAATGATGCTACAAGTGCACTGGAAAAATTGAATAGAATTGAACCGATTGTAGACGAACTGCGCTATTATGACGACATTCCTGATGCTTTCGATTTTAATACGAAGACAGAGTTTGCACGAGAGTATATTCAGAGTACAGAATGCACAAATGCGCCTGTTCCTTCAAAGGGATGGTTAGATGTTGACGATGATTTTGACGATACTATTATCCGACATAAATTTATCGCAGACGTAGATGGGGCTTGTTATGTGCGCTTCGGTACAATAGTGCCGGATAGCAGCCCTATTGAAGTTAGTAGTTGGACAGATTGGGTTAAATACGTTCTTGCAAGTGATTTGAATGGTGCTGTCGATAACTTGACAGAGCAGGTAACTGAGGTGTCTACTGCGCTGACGGCACACAAAGATGACCATAACAACCCGCACCAGGTAACTGCGGCACAGCTGGGACTAGCGACCGTATATAAATACAAAGGGTCCGTTGAGACATACGCCGACCTGCCAACCAGCGAACAGCAGATAGGCGACGTTTACAACGTCATACAGGCAGACCCGGACCACAACATTGAAGCTGGCGACAACGTGGCATGGGACGGTACAGCGTGGGATATCTTGGCTGGTGATACCGACCTTAGCGGCTATGCACAGCTTAATTCGGCTAACACTTTTACAGCAATGAACGCTTTTCGTGCTAACATTGTTGTATCAAATGGCACAACGGCAGGCAGTCAAGGACAAGTTATTTTAGGCGTAAAACCCAGTACAGCAACAGTACAAGCGAATATCATATGTTCTACCACAGGGGCATTAAACTATATTGCTACAGAAAGCACTGGACATTATTTCAAAATAGGCAATAATACTGCGTCTACGTCTTTAACTACTGACGAAAGTAAAACAGCAATCCTTTCGCATAATGCCTTTGAATTTGCGCGAATAACAAATGGCGGCGTTGCAAAATGGTTAGGCAACGCAAACACAGCGACCAAACTTGCCACTGCCCGCACTATTAACGGCGTACCGTTCGACGGGACGAAAGATATAAATATTGAAGCGGGTGGTGGTGGCGGCGACGTTACGGCGGAAGGAAACAATAACTTCACAGGCGTAAACACGTTCAATAATTCTACCAACTTCGGCAGTTATATAGCTATAGCAAACGGCGCAGGCAGTTCAGCGTCGGGTGTTATCAACTTAGGCCGTCTTAGTGGCAGTAATCAGCAAGGCGCAACTATAACCGCTGTATCTAACGGCAGGCTTGAAATATCGGCGGGTACGGGTGAAGGCGTAAAAATTCAAACGAAAGAAGAACAAACCGACGTAGATATTGCCACTTTTACGGAAGACCGAGTTACACTATATCCGAACGTATTACAAATTGGTACTATCGATTCAAATGTGAAAATTGCTACTGGTGTGGCTACTACCGGGACTTATAGTATGCAAATTGTAGAAGGGAATGTTCCTGTTGCAGAATTCAGGGCGTCAACTAATCAAGCAGCATTTGAAGCTACTGAAATAAAATTCAATTCCGCAGGCATAGCTGGCGCCAAGTGGTCAATCAAAAACAATACAACGACCATATTAGACTATGATGGTATGGCAATGCACTTGCGAACGGGGAACTCTGGCGTTGGCTTGGAGTTAGGCTCGGGCACTGGTGGCTGGGCTTTGCAGTGTCCTGCTGGTGCAACTGACGTAAGAGTTGCACGGAGGTTGTATGTGGGCAGTCAAGGGGGCGTTGGTAACGGCGTTATAAGTGCAGACAACAGTGAGCAATGCCTGTATTTCTGCGGAACTGCGGAAAATACATATTACTCGACGCCTAATACTGGTAATACTATAAGCTATCAAGCATCCGCAAACTGTTATCTGATTAACTGTTCTATAAATAATCCGGCAAGTTTAAACATGAATTTTTCAGGTATGGACTTCAAAGCGACGGTTGGTAGCGTTCCGTATATGTGTAAAACATTAACCTTCTGGATTGCTGTAGGTGCTACAGTGCCGACAGTAGCGTGGACGTTTCCGAATAACAGCGCGGTTTATTATCCAAAAGGTGTTGCGCCGGCATTAACTGCAAATGCTAACAATATCATAAATGTTATTGCAATTGTAGATGATACAGATAGTTTTAGTATACAGGTTTGTGACACTGTTGCATTGCCGTTTAGCGGTTAAAGAGGAGGATTTAAAATGTATAAAAAGGTAGTTTACACTTATTTAGGTAATACTTATGATAACTTTGATAAAATCAAGAAGCTTTTACCAAATATTTCGTGGCCGCTAAATCCGACCGATGAGCAATTAGAAGATTTTGGTGTTAAAAGAAGCGTTATTGATTTAGATTTGCAGGAAACGAAGACACAGAAAATTGCTGAACTTTACGCTATGTACGAAGCGGAACGCGATAGTCCAACTGAGTATAAGGTAGGCGATATAGTCTATTATTTTGATAGATTGGCATCTGATATCAATAAATTTAATTCAGCTTATAATGTTGCACTATTAAAAGGGGAAAATGGCTATGGAGTAAAAAATGCTGAAGGCGAAAGCTTATGGGTAATGCTATCAACTTCTGATTTTCAAAGTGTACTAGTTAAGTCAGCGGCAGAACAGTCAGCGGCTTATAACAAATTCTATAGTTTAAGGAATAAAGTGCAAAATAGTAGGTCCATTGCTGTTATAAAAAAAATAAAATGGTAATTAAAATTTGAAGAGAAGGGCGGAACAATTACGATGGATTTATCAAATTTCAATGCACTTGTTAGTTTACTGGTACTGATTATTACATGGCTTATTGTACAACCACTAAAGATAAGTCTTACGGCTCTGCAAATAAGCATTGATAAACTTGCTGATACTGTGGAACGAATACGCCGTGATGTTGAAACGAACAATATGGAAACGGCACGTGTAGATGAAAAGGCGGAAAATGCTTTAGCTCGTATTAAAACCTTGGAAAATCGTTTCCATAACATTGAGAATAAGTGTTGAGGTAGAAATATGTTTGAGAAAATAAAAAACTTAATAATCAGTGCTAGAAATAAAGTAGCCTCAATGTCGCCAAAAATAATGGCGGTCATTGTAGGCTATTTTATTGCAGTCGTTTTACTGATACTGACCTATTACGCTGCGTGGATGTATATGTGGCTGTGGTTAGACAAGATTGTTATGTCTGACCTGCTGGCACTGATACGTGAGATTACAGGCCCGGCTATGGTCGCATTTGTGACGTTTATAGCTACGAGTTTGGTAGATAAAGATGGGGACGGAGTGCCTGACAATTTAGAAAAGGAGATCGAGAACAATGGTGACAAAAAGAATCACTTTAGATGAGCTGCGACAGTTAGCTAAAAGAGCTAGAGGTAATATTGATAAGATCTATCTACACTGGTCAGCTGGTAATTATCACCAGTTTTTTAGTGATTACCACTTAAATATTGATAGTGATGGAGCCATTATGGCGACCACAGATGATTTAACTGAATATAAGGCTCATACATGGCGGCGCAATTCTAGAGCTATTGGGATTGCTTTAGCGTGCTGTATAGATGCTGTAGCCTATGCTGATGGTCGTGTCGATTTTGGAAATGTGCCACCGACAGAACTGCAGATAGATAGCATGGCAAAAGTTGTAGCTGTACTGTGTGAAGAACTTAGATTGGACATTAATGCCGATACTGTAATGACACATGCAGAAGCAGCAGACTTAGATGATTATGGACCAGCGACAACCTTTGAACGCTGGGATCTGTGGAAATTACCAGATATACCAGGCGACGGCGTGCTAAAGCCAGGCGGTGATGTTATTCGTGGCAAGGCTATCTGGTGGCAGCAGAACTGGTAAAAGTAGTTGTTGTAGAAAATGCAATACCTTTAATTTGAAGGGTAGTTTTAAAGGTATATAGGCAATAATTGAATAAAGGTTTAAATAGAAATGCGCTATTTTGAGTATTTTATTCGATAAAATATTCGCGCAAAACGTGAAAAAATATTCGATTGAAAGGAGGAGAATGTAATGACTTTTTTGAAAGCATTTTGCGATAGGTATTTTAATAGTCGCGACCGTGATTTTTTTATTCGAGGGCTTATTATTGGTGCAGTTTTAGGGTTTGTTTTAAAAGCAACGGTATTTTGATCTGGCGAAAAAATATCGTTAAATTTGACAAGATCAAGGAAAAAGGGCAATTTATTTTCAAGATGGTATATTGCAAAAAAACGGCTATTTACTATTTCGCAAAATTGAGATAGTAAAAACAGCCGTTTTTGGAATTTGAAAATGAGGTGGTGGAATGCTAAATGAAGAAAAACAAATCAAATGTAGTAAATATTTGCTTGGCACTTTTATTGTTGTTGCAGGCATTGTTATTGCCAGTTATTTGTTCGGCAGAGCAGATGTATCAGATAACGGAAACGGAGCTAACGGAGTTAGAGCAAAACTCCAACAGGCAGTTAGCAATCAGCAGTCAATTAGCAGCGGAATTGCATATAGCCAAAGAACGGTTGAAAGTATCGGATCAGGAATTGACCGAAGCCAAACTGCAGAAAGAGCTGCTGAAGAAGCAGTTGACCGAGCTGGAAGCCTTGTCGAAGAATCAAGAAAACTTGCAGAAAGAAATATTGAAATCCTTGCCACCGTCCGCGCCAGGGGTCCTGCGGGAAGTAGGGCTAAAAATTGATGTTGAAAAATATGTAAGGGGTGCCAGCTACGGAGTAAGTAAATGTATCTTTAATAATAAGTATATAGGACTGCGTGGTGAATATGATTGGAAAGATAAAAAAGCTGGCGTTTGGTTAACATATGCGTACTAAAAGAGTAAAAGCCTACTGATTAAGGGAGGCTTAATGTGGAATAATTTTAATGGGAGTGAAATGGGAGTTTAGAGCCTCGTTTTTACACGAAAAAATGCGGGTTTTCGCGGTTGCTAAAACAAGCCATATAATGCTATTGGATGCGTAAAATCAATATACTTAAAGGATTTGTGGCTGGAAATGGCATTCAAGAGGTCAGCGGTTCGATCCCGCTTGTCTCCACCAATCTTAGAACTAGGCACTGCAACAGTTTGCAGTGCTTTTTTTATTGCGTGGGAGTTTCCTTTCATTGGGTCATGGGAGTTAAATGGGAGTTTGTAATTTATTTTAAGCTTTTAGTAATACATATTTTCAGCGATTTCAGCAAGACGTTTTCCGCTACCTTTTTTCTTATGCGCATATTTTAGTGTTGTCTCAATTTTACTATGTCCTACGGCTGCACTGACGTCTGCCAGGGGCATTTGTGCCAGCATTTCAGTAATGTATGTATGTCTGAGAAAATGAAACCGTCTATAGGGAATATTAAGCTCGCTGAGGATACGCTTCCATGTTCTGCGCATGTTATTACGGCTTATAGGTGTACCTGTGCGGGTACTGAAAAGATATTCGCTTGCGTATTCAGTGCGCTCTATATATTCATCTAAGATATCACATAACTTACGACTAAGGTCATAGGTACGTATTGATTGTCTGTTTTTTGTATTGCCAAGAATGGTTTTATTGTTTTTGTCTTGTTTTACAGATTTTTTTATTTTGATCTGTTGCTTAGTAGAATTATACCATTTTTTTAAAATACCTAACAGCTCACCGATACGGCAACCGGTGGATACTTCAAGTAAAATCATTACATAGTATTTATGTTGACTATGATCTGATTTTAGGTAATTTAAAATAGTTTTGATTTCTTCCTGTGAAAATGGTTCAGGCTCGTCATCCTCGTTTTTATAAGCCAACTCAGGTTTGGGAACTGCAAGCATCGGATTGAATTGAATTATTTGGCGAGATACAGCAAAGGTAAATACCATTTTTAAAAATTCATATGTTTTGCGTTTGTCATCTTGACTGCTTTTTAAGCTTAAAAAATAATGTTGTAAAATTTCAGT